AACCTATGGCGAAGTATTCTGATATAAAAGGATTTACAGTCCAAACACTGTCAACGGACACTGTTGCGTCTGCAGCAGCGGGTGGTGCGTGGGCTAGTGGAGAAAATTTACCTGGACAAAGATATTTAGCGGGTTCAGCTGGTACAGTTTCTTCTAATTTACAAGCAGGAGGTGCTACTCAACCTCCAGCAAATAGTAACCAAATTAATACATCAATTGAATTTGATGGAACAAACTGGACTGCTGGTGGAACGATGAATACCACAAGATTCGACATCGCAGGTTTTGGAGCAACTAATACAGCTGCAATTATGGCTGGAGGTGCTGCAAGTCCAGGCAGTGCACAAAAAGCTGTAGTGGAATCGTATAATGGATCAGCTTTTACAGAAACAACTGACTTAAATACCGCAAGAACCGGAAGTATGGGCGTTGGAATAAGCACAGCAGGATTAGTTGTTGGTGGAAAAGACACACCAAGTAATTACACAGGAAATACAGAATCATGGAATGGATCAGCTTGGACTGAAGTAAATGATTTAAATTCAGGACGTGAAAACGCAATGAGCGGTGGTACATCCACTGCAGCTATAGCTGCAGGAGGTACTTATGCAAGTTCACCATATATTTATGCTTTAACTGAACAATGGGATGGTTCTAACTGGACAGAAGTTAGTGACTTAAATACAGGTCGTGTTCATGGAGGTAGCTCAGGATCAGATTACACTGATGTTTTAGTTTTTGGAGGAGGTCCACCTAATGTAACAGTGACAGAATTTTGGAACGGATCAAGTTGGACTGAAGTAGCTGATCTTTCTAATGGAAGACATGCTTTAGGAGGATCACCAGCAGGCTCTTCATCTTCTGCTATTGCTGCAGGTGGTAATCCATCACCTTATCAATACACAGAACTTTGGACAGCACCTTCAGAC